TGCTAAGCTTAACGCCATTTTAACTCCTCTAGTGCTTCATTTTGCTCTAAAAGTATTTATAAATTTCTCCTTTTACCTGTATTCCCACATAAATGATCTATCACCATACTCATCAACCTTCCACAAATCACCATCAGAGTCTGTAAATTCTGTTTCATCATCAATTCCAGTCAATATAAACCCAAATGGTGCCATATCTTGATCTATCTGATTCTTCTGTTCTTCATATAATCTTTTCCTAACATCTTGATCAGTAAGTTCTTTGAAGTAGTCCTGTGCAACCAACCAAGCATAAATTACAAGGCACATTGCCAAATCATCATTACATCCCTCTTCTGCCTCAAATGAGTTATGTTTCTGAATGAATGTAGTAAGTTCACTAATAATTTCATAATCATTAAAGATAAGTTTATCCTCTTCTATCATTGTCTTTAAATTGAGACACCCAACCTTTTTAACTGTCTTAGACATTTTAAGACCTAGTTGAGTTTTCTTTCCAGAAAATCCTTGTCCAACAATTTGCCCTGCCCTACCTCTCATAGAACACATCAATAGATTTTGATACTCTAAATCATACTGAATGATGGAAGCAACTTGATCTCCTACATCATTGACTTCACATAAGATAAATGCATTATTGTACGCTTTAGCAACCTCATGAATGATGCTTGGGAATAGCATTGGTTTGATTTCATTGTTCCTATACTTTGCTACTATTTTATGTGGGAAAGTAGTTATATCAAATACTACAAATGCAGAATAATCATTTCCAACACCCCTAGCAACATCAACAGTTATTACATAATCACTATCTTCTTTAGATTCTTCATATACATCTAATCCTTTACTCTGTTTTATTGGTTTATCATAGACAAGACTCTTTAGTTTACTTGGTGCAATTAGGGTATCTACTGATCCTAAGAATTCGCACTCAAATTCAACTTTGAACTGTTGTTCTGATGTGTTGGATATAGTTTGTGCTTTCCACTTATCATCCCTTCCAGGAACTTCTGACCAATGAACATCTGTAGGGACATATTCATTCATTCCCCTCTCAGCATCATGCCACATCCTATAGAAGTGGTTCATACCATGAGGAGTGGATACTATGATAACCTTTGTGCTTTGACCAGAAGAAATAGTAGGATAAACAGATGCAAAGAATTGGTCTGCAATATGGTTTGGAATAAACGCGAATTCATCAAGGAATATGATATTATAGGATCCACCTCTGACAGCAGATGCAGATGTAGAAGCAGCCAAAATCTTTGATCCATTCTCTAGCTCCATAGAACCTTTATTCCAAGCAAGTATACCTTGCTGCAACCATTTTGGTAGGTTTTCATATGCAGTTTGTAATCTTGATAACAAATCTCTAGCAGTAGATGCTTTGTTAGCAAGAATTGCAATATTTACATTATCATTAAAAATTGCATAATGGAGCAAATAAGATACAACAGTTGTAGATTTGCCTGTCTGTCTAGGCATCTTACAAATGTTGAATCTATGATTATGGAAATTGCTAATTAGTTTTTCTTGGAAATGATATGGTTTAAACAGTTGAAGTCCATGGTCCAAGGTAACAATTTGCACATAATTCTTGGCAAAATATACAGGATCATTTTTACACTTAACAAATTCTAAAATTTGATCTTGTGTAAACTCAATAGGTGTATTGGCTTTTTTTAGTAGAGGATTGCCAAGGTAAACATTATCACTCATAAGTTATCAACAGTTCCAGGCTCTTAATGATTTATTAATTCTTGAATCAGGATCTCTAGCAGTTTTGGCACTAGTTAATTTTGCTTTCATTCCCTTCATACGAGCACAAAATGATGCTCTACGAGGATTGCCTACTTTTTTTGAAGGTGCTTTAAGGTCTGAACCAGGATTCTCCCTTTCATAGGATTTTCTTCCCTTTTCATTTAATCCACCTTCTTTATTTTTACCTTCCTTTCTTTGCCATGCTGCAACTTCAGTCATAAACTGACTGAAAGTTATGCCTTCACTCACCTCCTCATCACTAGACATATACTCTGCTGCAGTATCAATAAAGTCTGCTGCTCTAGTGATTTTTGATTGAACCCAAGCAGGAAGTTGTTGATCTGGTTTTTTAATAAGTCTTCTTAAGATACTAACAGATCTCTCAATTTGATCAAACTCAATTTTTGCCATATATCCTTCATCATCTTTCTTCTTACCACTAGCAATTTCTTTGTGGTCTTCATGAATTTTAGATTCATTTGTAGGATGAATCTTTGCTATACTATACTTATCCCACATTGATGGACCCCAAGAACATTCTTCTCTCTTCTCGTTCTTTCTGCAAAGTAAGCAATACTTAGTATCTTCTTTATATTGTTTTTCTGCAGTAATTTCTTCTTTCATTGGTCCTTTCTTTTCTACTTTTTTAAGTCTTGTATAATAATCTGGAAGTTCATCTACATGCTGCAAAGCAGTAATTTTAGCACCACTCTTACTTGTAGTGTGCTCTCCTTCTACTTTAGTGCCAATCTTTACCTGCTTCATGATTTGACTCAGAGGAACCTTGTGCTTCTTTGCAAGTTCCTCTGGGGACTTATATGCTTTAACAGGACCTTTTGGATCTTTCATCCCACAGATTATATTATTCTTCGTTATTATTTAGTAAACCTTGTTTCAACAACTTAGATAATTCTGCAGTAGAACCTACAAACAGTGCATTATTAACAGTTGTAGGACCATTTTTCTGAGGAGCATCTAGATCTTTCATTTTCTTCTGAAGATCTAATAGTTTATCAGTCACATCACCTACAGACTTAATTAATTGACCTGCAACTTCATATGCCCTTGGATGATTTGAACTGTCTGCTACTTCTAGAATCCCATCAATAGCTTGCTGTCCTTTCTCAATTAAATTGTAAAGTTGACCTCTACTATATTCATAATCTTTTTGAGGATCATTTGGAACTGGTTTAGATTCAATTTCTACTGGCTCAGCAGGAACTAACTTGGTTTCTATGTCCAATGCCTGTTCAATTTCTTTAAAATTTTTATCATTCATAATCAAATATCTACATCAGTTCCTTGTGAATTGCTATATGTCTTAAAGTCTTGGAAATCTACTATTTGATCATTGAATCCAAAGTCATCTCCAAATGGTATCAGTTCATCATCAGTAGAATCTATTACACCATCACCATTATAATCTTCAAGTGCTTTAGGAGTAACAGTATATCTAACTTCTCTCTTAGCATTGATGATTGCATTTGTTGCATAATCAACTTGTACCTTCTTAATGAGTCCTTGACTATCCTCAGGAACTTCATTGAAGAGGTATGTTTTTGCTGTGAAATTTAAAGTATAATACAACAATCTTCTGGTATTGAAGTTATCTTCATAATCATCTCTAAATCCAACTCTGTTTAAAACTATAGGAATATCCCTCTTTTCTCCAATTTCTGGAATAAGATTCACGGTAACATTAAATGATGGTTGGAAGTATGGAAGGATTTGTTCTATAATTTGAAGAACATCATCTTGCAGTTTTCCTAAGATATTAAGTTCAAACCCAATATTATATGGAACTGGCATAAAAACTTTATTTACTGCCTTTCCATCTTCAACTTTAGATGCCTTAAATGTTTGTATGACTGATCCTTTTCTTGTTGGATCATAATCAATAGATGTCATTTCAAATGACATTCTTGGAAGTGTCAAAGCAATTTTTCTATCACCACTTGCATTTTGCTCTATTCTTGCCAAGAACTTTTGGATTGGTCCATAGGCAAGAGGAACCTTTAACACTGATACTGGATTATCATTGTCGTCATTATGTCTTATTTGAATATTATTGAAAAGGGTTCCAAAAGCAATCACAGTTTTGCTTATAGTTTTATGATAGAAATAATTTCCAAGCATAGTAAAGACTTAATTGTACTATTTAGTTTAAACTTCCCCAAATGGGTTGATTTCTGTGAAATCTATAATACCATCTGCTTCTTTTTCAATATCTTCACTCTCATCATAAGCACTATCTAATTTATAGGTATCATATGAAAGTATTTTATAAGTTGCATTAGAATCCTCACCAACTATTAGGTCGCCAACTACAAAATCAGTTCCCATTCCAGAAACTTTAAGTGTGCTAGTAGCAGCATCCCAATACTTAACTATTCCAACTGCATTGGACATGGAACCACTTACTTCTTCGCCAAAAATGAAGTTTCCTTGTGATATTGAAGATCCTGCAGAAATTGTAATTGTGGGAGCAACTGTATATCCATAACCAGCATTAGTAATCCTAATTGTAGAGATAGTTCCAGTTGTGCTTATAAATGCCTGTCCAGTTGCAGTAACACCACCAGCAATTGGAGATGAGAATGTAACTGTAGGAACAGTAGTGTATCCCTGACCAGCATAGGTTAATGTCACTATACCAATGCTACCAGATGTTGCAATTCCAACTATTGCATTAGCACCATAACCCCCTCCACCAGTAAATGTTACTTTTGGAGGATTAGATGGATTATATCCACTTCCAGCATTCTCTATTAAAATTTTATCAATACTGTATCCAGTGGTTAATCTTCTAGAACTGGTTAATACTCCAACAAAGACGGGTTTAGTGGAAGAAATCCCAGAAACACTTATTGTGGGAGCAGTTGTATACTTATATCCATTGTTTATCATCTGGACATACTGAACACCTCCAGTAACAATTCCAGTATATGCTGTTGCTGTTGCTCCCAAACCAGCAACTTTGATTAGTGCACCATATCCAAGATCCTTAAAGTTATCATCAAGATCCAGAATTCCAGTAGAGATATCTTCATCCTCATATTCAAAGAGTTCGCACTTCAGTTCATAAACATAATTCTTCTGAAGTTGGAAAAATGGTTTTCTATTCTCAACATATTTTATCTCCATTACGCTGTCTGATAATGGAATATACAACAGATCTCCCTCATTAGGTCTCTTTGTTTGAGGGACATCTGGTATTGCCTTTACCAGCTCTGCTATGTAGAGTTCAAATCTTTCTTTAGAAATGACCAAAGACATTTCATCAGAAATTCTAATTCCAAACTTAGATAATGCTATGCTATTATTATCAAATCCTTCATAATTTACTAAGTATGCTTCTATTGGAAAGGCGTGATTAAACTTGGAGAATAAAACCTCCTTTATTACCTTTCCTTTAGATACATACTGCCTTGGCATATAGTAAACTTCTATGCCATACATTCTTAACTGTTCATTGATCAGATCTTGAATAAGACCTTGTTCTGAACTAGTTCCTTGTATGAAAAATGGATTTAACATATTAACCTATCATATCAAATGGAGCAGTTTCATATTCTGACATCATTCTCTGTCTTATTTCCTCTAACTCCTTAACTGCATCATCATAAATTTGTCTACCATTTAATTCTACCCCACCAGGAAGCTTTACTCCATTAAATTTAATTAAGTTCTGTCCCCACTGCTTCTTAATCAATGAGGTTAAGTACATCTTCAGGAATGAATCATTATAAACTTTGGTATAATCTGTTGGATCTAATATTCTATAGCACTCCATAATTAAATATTGGTCTTCTTTCAAGGAATCCCAACTCATATCCAAATATAATCTGTTCTGTCTTTTATTAAATCTAATCTGCCTTTGGGGATTGACTATCCAATCAATATCCTCCAAGTACCTTTTTGTCACAAAGTAATTTAAAAGTTCAGTGGAACTAAACCAGTAAATATCATTTAAAAACAACTGATAGTTAACATTAAACAAGTTAGATGTGATAGTTCTGTTATCTAACTTGAATACTCTTTCTATACCAATTACAGAATCTGGAACAGGAATATAGTTAGAGTTTTCTTCCCAACCAAAAGTCCCAATTCCAGATGTTGCATAGGTAGTTACTATTCCTACTGATTTATCTCCACCTCTTGCTCTACCCCTATCAATATCTTCCTGGGTAATTTTGTACTTCAAGAACATTTTCTCTACGCCATCAAAATGCCTTTCATTGAAGTACTGAAGGGCATCATCTAATCTATCATCTAGCTGTTCTTGAGCAACATTAATTTCCAATACAGGAGCACCAAGTTGCCTTAAGCAATAATCAATTAATTCTTGTCTTGATGCTGGTTTTGCCATTATTCTAATATTTTTTAATTATTTATTCTGGTGATAAAAGATCTAACCTCTGCATAGTCTCTTCAAGACCTAAGTATAATTTTACATAACATTTGCAAAGATTTCTCATCAAATCTATGTTAGTGCAAGTATCAAGTTCTCTTGAAATCTTTTCAAATTCAAATAGTTTAGAAACAGATTCAAGTTTAAAGTCATTATGATCCATTTTTTAAATCTCCTAATAATTGTTTGATCTCATCAATTGAATTTTTCAATTCACATATTTCACTCTCCAAATTTTTAATGTGTTGTTTTTGGGAATTAATTTTGGTTTTGTTTCTAATATAATTCTCATATTCACGAGAATCTGTATTCAATATAGCATTTGTTTTGTTATCTCTGATTAAATTGGGAAAGTTTTCAACTTTAGAAAAAGATTCTAAATTCATACTAAAGCAATTCCTCTAAGATTCTTAATTATTGGAGATTCTGTTTGATTTGTACTGGAGGCAACTATTTTAATTGCAAATCCTGTAAAGTCTGGAAGATTGTCAATTGTAAACTGATGCTCAATAAATTCATTCTTATTGCTAAATCTTACATTTTGATCTGGTCTTCCATCATTGTCATCAGAGTCTATGATGTTTCCATTTATATCTAAGTTTTTGTAACCTGGGAACAGTTGCCAAACTTGATCTCTACTTGGAACATCATTTCTATAAATCTTGTAAAGAACTCTGATATCAGTATCTTTTGGCCTGTAGGCATCAAAGATAACCTTCAGTGAGTTTGCAGATTGTACAAGATCAACTCTTTCTGTTAAATGAATGAAAGTATGAGGATCATCTGTATTAGAACTTACTGTAGCACTGTCTGCATAACTATTAAGACTTATTGGTTGATCAATTCTAAAAGCAGATGCTTTAAATGCCACATCATCTAAAATAAGAACAGGAGATACATTTGAATTTTCTGTAGAGAATACTATGTCTGCTGTTAAAGATTTCTTGCCCTTAAATTGAGTTGAATTTAAGAAATCAGTTTCATTTCTATTTGATGGAATCATTCTGAGATTATCAAATTTTCTTCCATTCCTAATATCTAAAGTAGTATATCCAGTATCTTCAAATGCAGTTTCAGTTCCAGAAGCACTAGTTCCAGTTACTGTTCTAACAGAAACATCTAAATCAGTTCCATCAGGAATATCAATGCTATCACCTACCAACTCTAAAGTATCAAACACTCTATTTCTAGGTGCATGAACATTTGTACCTCCACCAGCCTCAACAGTTGAACTAAAAGTGGTAGATAATCCAATATAGTAAGAATCAATTGTTATTGGATAACTTGATGAAATGATATGGTTAATGTTAATCTTTCTAAGAGAAACTCCATTGTACTCATACTTGTATACCAAAGCATTCTCTAAATGATCTACTGCAGAAGTTCCATCAATTTCTCTAGTAATTCCTGTTAATTGATTTCCAGAAACACCTGTATATTCAACAATCTCATTATCAATGAGAGCATATCCTGGATCAGAAGGTGAAACAGTAATTCCCTCAAAGGTAACAAAACTTGTAGTATCATCTAAAGAAATTGAATCTGTAGAATCTACATTATAACTAACTCCCAGTTTTGCAGGAAGAACATCAGATTCTACATTATTAAGTTTTACTCTGCAGTTTGGAGAATAGAATCCATGATTTGGGTGGAAGATCTTCATGTAAGTTCCATCATTAGGAGCAGATCCCCCAGTGGTTATCCCAATTGGATTTTCTGGAAGTAAATTGTCATCAGATAAAGCATAATCTCTTGAGTTATAAAGTTTAATTGAGCCACCATCTAAACTAAATTCGCAGCAATTAATATCAAACTTTAAGTCATCACTTTGTGCTGCAGTCCATGTGGTATTATTTTGAGATCTAAACATGGACCCCAAAGATGGCTGCTTGCTTATAACTATTTGAGATACATCAGGATTATTTGCTGTAGAAATATCTACTTCTCCAGTTCTAGAAATCCAAACATTATATTCTGAAGAATCTGATAAAAGAACCATTGCATATTCTTTGTTTCCATCTAATTTTCTTAGATTTTCAAACTCAAATTTAGTTGGAACAGAGGCATCTTCGCTAATGTTAATATCATCTAATTTTTTAACTACTTCCATTCCATTAACAATTTTATCAGGACCTCCAGGATATCCATTTACAACTTCTCTAATTTGAAGAGTAACTGGAATCTTTTTACCAGATCCAGGTTTTGATGAGAAGTAAACATCAATTGAACTTAAAAATACACCAGATTCTTCTTTTACAAAGAATGTTTGTGCAATAGGATCATAATAATTATTTGGAATTTTTCCAAAAATAGTTCCAGTTGATGTATAGTTTGCAAATGCTTTACTTACTGCGTCAATATCTTCTGTAAATTCAGTTACTTCTACTTCTACAGTGCCTGAGTTAATTTTAAAGGTAGATATTCTAGGATCTGGGATAAAGATACTACCAAGTAAAGTACCATTAGAATCACTAATTAATTTCAGACTATTAACTCTTGTAGTTGCTTTACTATTCTTACCAACTAACTTAGATCCTCTCTTAATATTTCCATAGAAATCACTCAGTCCAGGAATCTTAAGAGAATCAATGTCTACATTTAAAACTGTAGATTCTTTATTGTAAGTTTCTGGAAGGGAAACTGAAGTATCATATGGATTTTCATCATAAACTTCAGTAGGATCATCATGCTTTCCACTCTTATGATTTGGGGCACACAGTCTGAAACTTGCAATTTCTTGTGAATTGTTATCTGGATCAAATACTAAAACTGTTTCTCCAATCTCAAACTTCTTGGTTGGAGGATCAATTTCCAGAAGTTTGGGGAAGCAATAACTAGAAGATTCATCATTAGATGAAATTTCATTACCATCAATAAGAACTTTAAATCTTGTGTTTGGTTTTAATCTGAATGCCTTGAACTCAATATTTCTAGATCTCATGTATGTGGCATCTTTTCCATCACTATCTTGTCCCTCAAGATTTATGGGAACTGTAATGGATCCTTTCTTTATTTTAACTGCCCAAGTATCCTTTTCTGGATTAAGTTTTAATAATCCAGACCAAGTTACAGTGTTAAATGGGTTAACATTGATAGTTCTGCTAGCAAAAGGTTGCTGGATATAAGATTTTGGTGAATAATCAAGAGTTAAAGTTTTTCCAGTTAACTTCAAATTAGTAGAGTCTAAGTCACTCAACTCAATTTCATCCATAGATAAAACTGCATTAGAACTAGAGAAAGTCATAGGAACTCTATCACTAACTCTTTCTGCAGTTAAAGTATTGTTCTTTCTTCTTGCTCTATAACTTGATGATCTAACATTACTTAAAATGTCTGTACTAAAATTATCTGCAAAAAATCCAGACTTAAATCTGTTAAGCCCATCTGCATCTTCAATAGTTAAATTCTTAGTTTCTAATTCTAGTAAATTCAGTGAAGTAAGATATTCAATGTTGTCAATTCTAGATTCAAGATCTCTCAAATCTTTCATTGTATATCTCTTTCCATCAGTCAGCACAATTTCAATATCTTGATCTATATCATAAACATATGGTTTTGCATAAATGGTAGCAATATCAAGAACCTCTGGGGATAGTGAGGGGGCAGCAGGATTAACTGCTGGTGTGCCCTTCTTTATTGACATCCTGCCAGATTTTCTCAATCTTAACTTATCTACTCTTCCCAGATAAAAATCATACTTCAGTAAAGTATTTTTGTATGGTGCCATAATTTGTGCTGCATTAGCACCAGAAGTGCTAAAGTTTCTAGAATCAAACTCAAAGGGACTTAGTGAAGATGCAGTGTAGTTAGATACTCTTGGTCTTACATCTACAATATCAGTATTTCTAATTCCATTAAATACTGGAACTAATTTTCTATCAATTGCACCATTGTAACTGGTTGCTGTAATTACATCTCCTCCATCAGTTGGTTCAAATGAGAAGTAATCAAATACAAATTTTAATCTTCTAGATGGTTCTCTAGTATCTGTTCTGACAATTCTAGAAATGTCATAATATCCTCTCTTTTGACCATTATCTAATCTAAATGAATTGACAATATTCTTATCACCTGATTTAGAAAGAGTAACTTCTGCTCTGTAACCAGTTTCTTGGAATTTTACAACTTCACCTTCAATAAAAGTTTCCTTAGATTTGTATATGATATAAATTTGAGAGGATGTTTTTTCCTCCGTAACCATAGCAACTGCTTTAGAATCTCTTCCTACAACAAGTTCACCAATAATCAAATCCGAAGTATTAGAATTTGTACTGTTCAGTCCAGTTATTTCTAAATATGGAAGCTCTGGATTAGAATTTGTTGAAGACTCAAATACACCATGCAACTGAACTGCATCTGAAACATTTAAACTAATTTCAGGGTCTTCAATTCTTGTTCCATAAGTTTTTTGGTATGAAACACTAGCATTTTTTGGAGTAGAATACTTAGTAAATGAAACTATTCCAGAAGAACATCTATTTAATTTCTTACTCTTAGATGTAATATTTCCTTTAATCTGAGTAGTAAATATTGTGGTTGCAGTAGCTTGATTACTTAATCCAGTAATTGTTAAACTCTTGAATCCAGTAGAAAAATTAAATTGAGATGCTGATAAACTTTCATAAGTTCCATCTGCATTAGATACCAAATAGTCTTCTTCATCAAATGGTACATATGCATAATCAGCAGAAAGATTTGGAAGAACTACTGATGTTCCACTTCTGTTTACAGTATATTGTCTTTTCACATATAAGTTAGAATTTACAGTATCAACATCAGCAATATCTCTATCTTTTAATTCTGAGTAGAGAGAGGAAGATTTGTCTGGATTTGTTAAAACATTAGGTCTATTAAGTTTAAGATTCTGTGCAGAGTACTGAACACTGGTTCCAATATCTCCCTGACATACATTAGTAACAGTTTGAACTCCTACTACCGTGATGCTATTTTTTAAGTTGTTTATAGCAGTAACTCTACTATAAACTGGAGTTCCTACACCAGATCTTGATAATTGAACAATATCATTGATTACCATACCTTCAGCAAAGGCACTTCCATCATCACTAGTGATTGTTCCTATACTAGATCCATCTACATCAACTGTAAATGGTCCTGAAAGACTTTTTACTCTATTTAAAGCAGTATCACATCCAAACCCAACAGATGAAGAATAAATTGATTTAATGTCATTGACTGAATAATCACTTACTGTCAGTGTTAATGGGTTTGCCTGGATACCATCTACGAGTAATCTTTCACCAACTTTAAACTGTCCTGCAACTTGATATAATGTTACATTAGCACCATTCTTAACTCTTACAAATCCTGTTGCACCACTATTGACTCCCCTTACATGGGAACCAACACTCATAGTTCCAATTCCACTTTGGAGAGTTAATTTAGTATAAGTCTGAATGTCAAACAAGTATGCATTAAACTCACTGCTTGCATCTTCATAAGAATTATTGTGTGCCTCAAAATCATAAATTCTAGCTACACCTATAGTATCACCTGCTCCAACTCCAGTTTCCAATCTCTGATCAAAAAGACTAACAGTATATGTTGTAGTTAAACCTAACTTAGGTGCTCCTACTACATTATTAACTCTGATGGCAGTTCCACCATAAAATGCACTAGAAGAAAAAGATGTAGTTCTAGTAGTTCTTGGTTTTTCGTATTCTAATAGATTTGTTCCAGTTGAGATTTCATATCCTTTTACATATGCTTTTCCTGGATTTACTTTAATAATAGCTAAGTCATCAGAAGGTGTTTCTCCCTCAACAGTTTTTTGTCCTGGGTAATATACCCCACCATTTCCTAAGTAATCATTTAAAGATTCTTTTGCAGTAACTTTAAATTCATCAACATAATAATTTCCAGATTCATCAAAAGTTCTTCTTGCTAAGATATCTGATAAAGAACTGAAAGGATCAGTTTTTAATATTTCTGTTACTACACCATCCTGAACTCTAAAAATTTCTATAAAGTTATCATCATTTAGATCTGATAAAGACTTTTTGATTAAATTTATTGTTATTTTTAATCTATCTGCTCCAGGAGCAGCAAAGTTTGAAAAACCTTGAGCATTATCATTTAAAGAATTATCTTCATTAGAATCTACAAGACTCTCTGTAACTTGTAATCCAACTCTATATGAAGGAGAATTGCTATATTGATCTAAGATTATTAACTCAGATTCATACTCTATAAAAAATCCTCTTATGAAGAAAATTCCATCAAGAAGTTTTGCTGAAGATGCTGTGTAAGTAGCATTTCCAGAAACTGGAGTATAAACTTTTGCTACTGGAGTATCTGCAGGTAAAACAGTTTCTCCAATGGTAAGTTTTTTTGTTATTAGAAGATCTTCAGAATTTCTAAATCTAGAACTTACATTTTTCTCTCCTTCGGGCAAATCTCCATTGTCCGAAGAAGATTTATAATTAATGTATAAAGTAGTTGTATTTTTAGTTGAATCGTTTCTAGATAAAACCTTTACAACTTCTGCTGTGACACCAGATGTTTTGCCTTTTAGTTCTACGCCTATTAAATTAGTATAATAATCTTCTACATCTACACCATTATAAGTGCTTTCTAACTGTACACACTCAAAATTAGAGTTATACTTATATCCTCCCCCATTAACCGCAATGGTATTTGAATAGACAGTCTTTCCAAACTGTTCTACTTGGTTCTGTAGAGTTGACTGTAAATTAGTTAGTTCTCTAGTTTGTACTGTAACCCCAGGTTTAAATAAAACCCTATAATAATTATCTTGAGGATCAAAATCTGCAAAATATGGACTTCTGTTAAGATTAGTATTCTGAGGCATTTTAGAACTCTATGATAATTTTGATGTCTTCCCTTTGTTGTGATTGTCTAGTAACAGAAACTCTGTTATCTATGTAAACAATCTCACCACTCTTTATATTTATGTCTGGAGTAGAAATACCATCAGTAAATAATTGTCCCAAGAAAGTTTCACCTACCTGACTGCCATTAAAATCAGTGTCAATAAAATAGGTATTAGATCCAATTACTATTTCTGATGTATTAAAATCTGTATATTCATAGGTTTGGGCAGTGGTTAATCCAGATCTGTTGACATAATATGGATCAAATGTCTTAGTAATTGTTCCAGATGAGTAAGTATCTACATACCACTCTCTAGGTTTAGTGTACTTAACTACTGATGATGATCCCAGGGAAACCACACTGACCAAACTACCAATTGCCCCTGTTGCAGATTGTTCTATTTTAGAATCTTCAACCTCTGAACTTGCATCAGTTGTTAATTTAATAGCAAATACTCCAGATCCTGTGCTGTTTGTAAAATCACTTGTTCCTGCATAATCTTTTAAATCTCTTATAATTCCAACCCTAGCAAATTGATTTCCTTCTATAAAATCTGGATCAGAAATGGTATTTTCAATTCTAGAATAAACTAATGCCTTATTACAGTTTAATTCTTTATAAATGTTACTTCCATGACCACCAGGAGGTGGAATAATTACATTAAAAACTGATTTTTCTGAGATTGGGGAAACTACAGAATCTAAATCTAAGGTTCCAAAAGTATATCCAAAACCACCAGAAGTCACAGTAACTTTTATTGGTTTTAATTCATCATCAAATTCTACTGATGCTTCTCCACCAACTCCATCCCCAATAATTGGGACATTGGTTAAAATATTAGTGTTTACTGCATATGATGTTGAAGTTTCTACTAATACTGTTTCAATTTTACCATCTACTGAAGCATTTTTAATTCTTCTAATTTCTTCAGTATTAAGAGCATCATTATCCCAATAATTTGGAACTGAAATATAATCAGTAGAATCAAATTTTACAAAGTCTGCAGGTGTTATAGTGTAAAGGTACTTCCAAATATATCCATCATCCTCTACTTCTGGAGTCTCTGATGTGTGTACTGGTTCATTTACAGATGCTACTCCCAAATTATTATTTGATGGGGCAGCACCATTATTAATGCAAATATAAACCCTATACTCACTATTCATTACATAATATCTACTATCAGATAGAGAAGTATAATTTGTAACAGGTGTCAGATTATATCTACTATAATCATGCCTGTACATATCATACTTTGTTCCAGTCTTCCAAACAATTTTAGGAATAACCCTAATAATATCTGTGGAAGAAATTTTCTTAACACCAAGAATTGTATTTTTATATGAATCCAGATAATTTAAACTATCTACTGGATCTGGAGTATTAGTATTCCAGTCAGACTGATACTCATTATAATTAGACAATCCAATAAATGTGTAATAATTTCCATTATCTACAACATCACTAATAAAATTAGTACAATTTCTTATCTTTAAATTTTCAGTTATAATTGCTGACATTTTCTATGGACATTTTTAAGTTATTTATGATAGCAATCATGCCCAATAATTATTAGTGGCATCAAAGACATATCTCCAAATCTTAACTGTCTCGACCCCAACTAAAGATGGGTCATATGTAGAAAGACCAACATAAGATGATCCAATAGAAACAACAGTTATTCCAGCACCTATGGTGGTTGATTCAACATAATCTCCAATAGAAATTCCTATTCCTATAGATGTGTTTATTCCTATAGTACTTAACCCAGTGAAGGTTGCTACTGTTTGACCAATTCCAGTGTAAATTCCAGTTGTAGCTCTGTACAAGTTTCTTGATTTTGGTACATAATTTCCAGAAATAATAAGATCATTTTTCTGAGGAGTCCAATTTATAGATCTAAGTTGCCCAGAATCATCTGACAATCCTTTATTTTTATAAAGTTCTGTTTCAAATGAATCTGAAGTTAAAATTTCTTTCACAGTTCTGGATAATTGTCTGAGTGGAGATGTCTCATAGAGATCTTTATTAATTAATACTGTGTCTCCAACTTTGAAATTTGTATCAGAAGAAACTTCCTCAGTGTCTGGAGCATATCCAGCATAGAAATAGACCTTTACTGTACTTTTTTCTAAAACACCTTCTGAAGTTAATTTTGCAGGAGGTGCCTCAGTAAATATAATTTTAGATCCTCCATTAAATCTGTAAGACTTTCCTGGTATTTGCAATACATCATTTACAAATACCAATAGCACATAACTTAAATCTATTTCAGAGTCATCTGCTGCTTGAATGCTAATGGTTTGGGAAACAGAATCTATAGTTTCCTTTAGAGTAAATGTTTTTCTTGTGCCATTGACAAATGGAGTTAAATCATCTAATTTCCTAAGAATACCTATGTTCCAAGCAGAAAAACTATCTTTGGTAACTTCTGTAATCAGTATTTTCACTCTATCATCAGAAGTTTGAGTTGAAATGCCTAAAGTATTTGGTATAGTTAAAGTTTCTCCAGATGTATATCCATATCCAGGATTGGTAAATTTAAAATTCTTAATATTTCCATCATCACTTATATTAAATGAAACTGATGCCCCTATTCCTAATGCAGACCCTGAAACAGGAACATTTTCATATGGAAATGGGGGATCAATTAAGACAGAAATATTTTGAGAAGGAGAATATGTGCCCTCTGGAACATTTGTGGTTATTGTCACTGAGGTGACTGTACCTGAAGAAACATTTGCAATTCCTAATGCAGATGATCTTTCTCCATCTTCATCTTCAAAATAAACATAGTAAGTAGAAATCCCACTTCTATATCCAGATCCTCCAGTAACAATTCCTACTGTATTAATTGTTCCTTCAGGGGTTATTCCACAATTAGCTACTGCAGTTCTTAATGGTTGGTAGTTTATTCCTGAGGATAATGCATATCCTACTATTATTCCACCTCTTGGATATCCTCCTACATTTACATCATATGATTTTGTTGTGAGTATACCAGTTCTATTATTTCCAATAAATGAAATAGTAGTAATTCCACTAACAGTATCTTCTGTAAAAATAAAAGATTCATCAAATTCTGGATATTGAAAAATATTATTAATTAATACTATTCCATTATCAGATTTAATTCCTACTGTATTAATCCCTGATGACTTTAAAGTAAATGAACTGTTTATGCCATTAAATTGTTGTGATACATCATCAAATACTAAATTGCCATCATAATTTGATTTTAAGAAAACTCTACCATGGAAAGAACTATTATCAATAGGAAGGACTTGTACTAAATCAATTGGTGACACTGCACTACCATCAGAAGCAGGAGTTGAGAATGATAATGTTATTCCATTAATTGCATTAGAATATGAAGATGCAAAACTATAGTTGTTAGTATAATTCTTTACAAGAAAATAGGATTTTCCATTTTGGAGACCATTAGGGGGATTGATAGAATATAGTAAAACTTGAGATCCAGTATCCAACTTTGTAGTAAATAAATCAAATGAATCTGAATCATAATTTAAACTATCATTATCCAATCTTGCAGAGTATTCTACTCCTTCTAATGGAGCACTAGTAAAATAGATTTTGTCTTTTTCTATATTATAATTTCCTTCCATCACATAGGCAGTTTGTATTCCTACAATATCTGATGATGGAGTTCCTAAAAAATCTTGGTTTCTATAGAGATTAATGTCATACCCATTTGGAGAAGTATTATAGGTATAATCTATAGACATCACCCTAGAAAGTTCGTTATTTATTTTTAAAACAGATCCTAATTTAACATTGTCTATAGAATCTATCCTAATTTTTGTACTATTGTTGGAAAATACTGAGGTTATTCCTACAGTAGATCCAACAGAAACTGGAGATTGAATAACATTGTCTATAGAAATCAAACATTTTGAATTTTGCTTTTCGCAAGTAAAAGTATGAGGTGTATCTACTCCCAAGGAGGTTATATTCACATAGGAATTGCTCAAAGCTAATGATGATGCCAATGATACTCTAATTCTATCTTTATCAACAACTATTGGGTATATTGTAGAAGGCAATTGTGATATAGTTCCACCAGCACCTGGACTAAGAGTACTAATTCCTATTCTAGTTCCTAAATCTGGAATTGAGTATGTTAATTTTTCTCCAGTTTTGAAAAAATGATTTGGTATTTTAATAGTATCATTATCAACATCAACTATGATAGGATTTGTAGCATCAAATTCCTTATGGAAAATTGGTGCATTTTGATGTTTTAATGGAAAACTAGTTCTACCAAAAACATTTGGTATATAAACTACATCTATTGTTGCCATTTTTTAAATTTCTATTGATGAAATGTTTTTCTCGAAGAATTTGATGACATAATCTGCATTTTCGCTTGGTGTAAATGAAACTACATACTCATCATTTATAGAATCATATGAGGTTACAAAATTAATATCATCTACATCCCCAAGTTGACCATAGGTAATATCCTTCATGTAGGAATCTGCATAATAATGCACCATATCAACAGAAACTATTGATTTAGTGGTTGTTACTCCAACAGTCTTTTCAATTAATGCAACATATTTGGATGCTGCATAGTCCGAAGAGAATCTTGAAATTTCTTGATCAGTTAATGCAGTTCCTGTAAAAGTTACTATACCACTATTTAATCTAGTAAATTCTGATTCTTGTTCTTGTGGATTAACAGTTGTATTATGAATGAAATTCATATTAGTGTAAACTGTTACTGCAGTATTTGGGACACCATCATAAGTTATCAATAAATTGGATCCAGAAGTGCTAATTCCAATAGTTCCCAATCCAACAATAATATTTTCAGTATAATTGTTGTTTGAAACAACACCATTATCATATAAGAAAGTAAATTCACGATAATCTTGTATTGAACTTGTAGTTGTAGCAATTCCTACAAATAAAGTTCCTCCAGAAACATCTGCAGTTGGCACACTATAAATTGTTTTTTGTGTAGGAGTAACCTCAGCAGCATATGATGTGGTAAGTCCAACATTTCTATTATTTCCATAATAATTGGTAGTTATTCCACTCAAATTAAAGTCCTCTCTAATTGCTCTGACTAAGTAACTTACAGAACCTATTTTTGGAGAGAAGGACACTACAATGGAATCATTTGAATCAACTTCCCCAATCAAAGTTCCCATATTGCTATCATCATCTACTGCATAAGTTGTTATACTTACATTGTCACCATCTTTGGTAACAAATGCCTCAAAGAACATTGGGAATACATAGTTTCCTAAGAATGAAGAAGATGCCTGAATAAAGAAGATATACTTTGAACCATAAACAGGAACAGTATCAATTGGGAATGGAACTACTGGATTATCAGTGTCAAATAGGTTTGAAATGTCATCTATTGAAAGAACTCTATTATCTTTTGAAACTATGTAATCTGAGATGATTTTAGAGTTCAAGTTGATAATATCAGAGGCAGAACCATTGTAATCATCTACATTTTCTGTACACAAATCAAAATCATATTTTGTATTAATATCTGCATAAGATGAAAGTGATACATTAACAATGGCACTATCTATTGCTTCATTTTGAATTGTTGGACTTTGTTCAGACTCTATCACCATGTTTCCAAAGAGTTTGAATCCTGCAATATGAGCTACCTCATATGCAATAGATTCCCAATCACTCATCTGCACCTTGCTCTTAAGTGCATATGAGAAGAGTTGATAATAATCATTATCTTGAAGTTTTTGTAAAATTTCAGATGTGTTTCCTCTATTAGATTTCCATCCTATTTCAGTAGTAACACTAGTTTTGGCATTAAATGTAGATGAATAGGTTTCTATTCTTTCTACAGTTGCTTTTGACTTACTAATTTTTCCAGTAATCACATCTCCAACTTTAATTTTATCTAAAGGTGTCAGTTTTACATTAGTTTGTATAGGAGCATTTTTAGGATTTTCTAATATTTTTGAAGATTTATTTCTAATTCCTTCATTTGGTAAGAATGAATTTCTATCTAATGTCACCTCAACTACTGGTATATCTTTAGATCTGACTAAAGTTCCTGAGGAACTATAAACACCTGGATCATAGTCTATAGAATAAGTCACTGTTGCTGCATCCTTGGACCCATAAGCAGTGTTAACACCAGTTACAGTGAAATACTCATAATTATTTGCAGAGCAGTTATAACCATCATAAAGTGATGTTGTAGCACCTACAGTTTTTATAGAAACCACATTTTCTACAAATATTTTATCTCCAATTTTGATCTTTAATGGATTTGATGTGGTAAATCCTGTAGATGGAGTCTTTAATGTTAAAGTTGCAGTATCTGATCCAGAACTGTAAGAAGCATTAAGAATGTTAATTCCATTGGAATTGTCTAAAAATACTAGTTTATCATCTGTAGACTCTAAACCATATCCAGGACTAGTAACAACTATATTTTCAACAACTCCATTTTTAATTTGTGATATTGCACTAAAATTGTTTACTAGTTTGTTTTTATTTTTACTATAAAGAGCAATAGTTGGAGATTGTAAATAACCTGCTCCACCAGAAGAAATAGATATTCCACTAACAGTGTAATTGTCATATACAAACAAATTACTGTATAATGATGAATATGGTTTTAAGGTTTTATCTGAAGGGAGAATAAACTGGTTATTAACAATTTTGGATTTTTGAATTTTTCCAATATTATTACCCAAAGGAATAATATCTGCATTTTTTCCAGAAGCAGTTACTATTTCTACTTTTGGAAGTTTTTCATAATTTTTTCCTTTTGACAATAGAGACACAGAATTTATTGGTCCAAAGTATGAATTAGAAGAAGTTATAAAGTAATCTAATTCTGATGTAGAAGATCCATATGAGGTTCTTTCTGGTGTTCCTGGATAATTAACTACAAAGCTAGTTCCACTATAAGTAGTGATTCCTAAGACTTTATTGGAATAGAAACTCTCATCTATTACTATAGTATTATTTCTTGCTACTGTAGTATCTGAATAGATATCTTCAATATCAGAAGTTAAATTGTAATATAATACACGTGGAGTATTATCTGATATAGTTAATGTGAGTGAAGTAGAATTTTTTACTACTTCTAATCCATTTTCCTGATTACCTTCATACTCATTATTAAATTCTGGGTCAGAATATAATTTAAATTTACATTCACTTAATGTAGCAGAAGATAAATCAAATACTACAACATCATTTTCATAGATATTAATTTTTGGATTTACTTCAGAATTTATCAATACTTTTGCATTAGCACTAGAATAAGTAACATTAAATGTAGTTGTAATACCAGACTTTACTTTTAAGTAAACTTGGTCATTTAATGACAAATTATGTTGCTTTTCTGTGTATACAGTGGTTTCATTTAATGAAATACTAGCAGTTACAGGATTTCTATCAGTAGTAAATTTATGAAGAGCACTATCCTCTAAGGAAGATGGATCATATAACAAGATCTGTTCTAATGATTTAATTTTTTTCTTCTCATTAACTAATGCTATTAAATCATTACTTACTCTAATTGCAAATAGTTCTGGATAATTTGAAGTATCATCAAGAGCATAAGAATCTTGAGTGACTAAAGGAACAACACTTGATGTATAAACAATCTTATCTCCAGTTACAAATTTATGATTTGGGAGATATATTAATCCAGATTTAACATCTTTAGTCTTTTCAATTCCAGGTCCCAATGGATACAATGTAAGAGTATTTCTTACTGTTGGATCAAATCCAGATGAAACTGATTGAGATGGATTGAAATAATATGAAGAATCTCTTTTTGGTAAGTCTAATTTTGCTTTATTTTCAAAATAAAACTTATTGGAAATAGGAACTAATGGTTCTCCTATGGAATAACTTGGAGATCCAGACTCTCTACTTACATTAATTAAATTATTATCATAATCCAATCCTATAATTGTCAAAGTTTCACTTTCTAACATAAAGGTATCATCTATTTCAAAGTTTCCAAGAGCACCATCAATTTGAATAGAAGTTGTTGGTCCTGTAGTAGAATAATTGGGAAGAGTTGCAATCAGAGATGCATTTTTGTCAGATACTTTGATTTTATGGTATCCTTCAATGGATGAATAGGTTGAAGTTGATATAGAACTAATATTTACAAAACTATCTGATATTAATGAAGTAGCATCTGTAGCATATCCATAAATTCTTCCTAAAGAATAAGTAAGTGGAATATTTGCTAATGTGGTAGTTGATGAAGTAATGCTGCTGATTCCTACACCTTTCAGTTCAGATACTTCTCCCAAAGCACCAAACCCATTTGTTCCATCATTATTGAATGTAACAGTATTTCCAATTCCATATGAAGAACCACCATTTGCTACTAATATATTATCAATGCTTCCTGAAGAGGCATCAACAACAATTCCATCTTTTTCATAGAATTTGCTATTAAAATCTATGAACTCATAATAGTTTTCTTTATTTTCTAAGTTATAGTATGCTGTATGCTTAACTAATCCCAAAGAATTAAAATCTAAATCTTGATTGATCCTTAAATTGAAGTTATTGTCATTTGGAGTATATTTAAAGGAATTTCCAATAGTGTATGGGAATACTGGAACCCTAGATCTATCCATGGTGCAGAAGTATGCATAAACTCCATTAGGAAACTCTGGAGTGATGCAGAATCTGCCATTGTGCTCATCTAAATCACCTAATCCTTCTACAAACTCATAATCTTCTACAAATAAGAATGTAGTTGGACTAACTCGATTAATTTTTTCTCTATAACTGGATTTTAATCTTCTATATCCTCCAGTTCCATCGGTGTTTGCATATGCATCTGGACCATAAATTGGACAACCATCATATGCCCATCCAATAATTGGAGAGTGTCTTGATGGATTTACATTTAATCTTAATTTTGGTATGTTATAATAATCACACAATTCTTTGTTTAAGAAAAATAGACCATAGATATTTCCAAATAAAGAATACTTCTTACCTAATAAACTTCCATTAGATGAGTTTTCTAGACCCAATTTATCAATCTCATTTAAAGTCCAAGATTGAATGGTTGCAGAAACTTTTAATCCTGTTGCTAAAGCAACAACTTTTACTGCTGTATTATTAGAATATCCCAAACCACCATTTAATACTTTAACTTCAGTTATTTCTCCATTTGAAATAACTGGTTCTAGAACAGCACCATAACCTGTTCCAATAACTTGTAAGGAGATTCTATTATAATAATTTTGTCCTTTGTTCTTAACTATAGCTCTTTGAATGATTCCATTATTGACTATAAGTTGAATACTTGCCTGAGATCCAACTAATTCCCTTACTTGTGGAGCATCATTTAAGTTTAGGATGTTGTTATATCCATACTCATCTTTTGACCTTGCAACCAAAACATCAGTTACAGTGCCTAATCCAACTGGTATTAATGTTGCATCATTACCAACTGCACCCTTTTTAAATCTTCTAGATGCAATTTCTACTCTAATTGGAGAATATTCAAAATAATGAATGGAACTAGAATTGGAGGATCCAAAATTAATTACATTAGAAGAAGTTTTAGATGACTTTAATTGGAATTCATTTTCATCCAAAACCTTGACATAATAATATGATGTAGTGCTAATTCCTGATACTGGAGATTCAGTATAAGAATACATTACTTCATCATTCTTTTTGAATCCATGATTATTAATTATGAAAATATTATCATAATGGTTTACCCCTGTATAATCACAAAAAACTTTTTTATATTTAAAAGTATTGTTTTCATCAGATACTTTAATTGATTCAATTGAATTTTTCTTCTCTACTGTAACAAATTGATGTATGCCTACTCCAAAGGTTCTTAAATTTATAGTATTAATTCCTTGTCTAGCATCATTTCTAGTAAATGTTAAACCAAAAGAAGTTCCTGCTCCTACATTAGAAATGTAATATGCACCACCATCAGTTAACCCACCATCTCCACTGGTAGATCCTATACCAACAGCAGTGTAATTAAAACTATTGTAAATTACTTTTTCTCCATTAACTAGTCCATGAGGAGTGGTAAAAATAAACTTATTGTTTGTAGTATCTACTACCCCACCAACAGAGGAAGAATTAAAGTCAATTTCTCTAGGAAGAGCCCTCATCTTTACATCAAGATTTAACTTTCCATTGGATCCTCCACCTAAAACTTTGAATGAAGGAATTACATTATCAGCATAATCATATCCACCATCTTTTACAATGATTTCTTCAATTTTACCTGTTAACTGTGGAAGTAAGATTGTCTCAGTGTCATTGGATATTGTAAATCTTGGGGGATTGTTTAAATCATAATTTTGACCTGAGTTTAAGACATTTATTTTTTCTATCTTTCCATAATAAATTTTGTCATAAGACTTATAGTTTTGCAGCTCTATACCATTTGCAAATATTCCTATTGGACCTGGAGCAGTTTCAATGGGTACAGTAGTAGAAACTAATGCTTTTGGAATTGCTTTTAAAGACTTGCTTGATGTCAGATCATTGTCATACAAATCATTGTCTATTAACTTAAATGTACTAACATATCCAGAAACAGTATTATCTACTGGAGGATTAACTAATTCTACAAAACTTAAGTAAGAAGAAAGACCTACATTTTCTGGAGAATATGCTAATTTTATAGCAGAATCATTTACTTTTTTGACAAAGTAAGATATCCCAGTATTAACACCAACTATATTCTCATAAGTCCCTGATGTAGTAAATCCTACTACAGTAATTTCCTCTCCATCATAAAAATTATGATCACCTATTAATGTTTGATAGTCAGAATCTGTAGTGAAGTCAAATTCTCTTTTATATGGTGATATTGCAAATCTTGGGAATCCATTTGAAGTTACATAATTATACTTTGAATCTGTATATGAATCTTGTACATCTGCAACAAATTTATTTTGAATTTCTGGATAATCCAGAGAGTTTGATTTAAATAACTTTCTTCTTGCTACTAAATTTTTTCCAACATAATCTGATAAAGTTGATGTGTCAAAGGAGAATTGATACTTTTGATTAGATGATACTGAAACTAAAACATCTGCAGCAACTACTTCTTTAGTGTTTAAGATATAAAGATCTACACGATCTTTATCCTTTAAGTGATGTTTATACTTTGACTTGCATACTCCATCAAGTATTCCCACTCCATTGCGATTATTTAATCTTCTGAAAATTTTTCCACAATAAACTGTTGAGGGTAAATTATACAGTAAAGAACCAGTGAAATCATTTTCTTCTAGATTTCCGAGATTTTCTATTTCAAAAGAATCACCATTATATGCATATCTTGCATTAGTATCATCTAAATCAGACAATACATTTAAAACTCTTAGTTTAACTGGGAAATTCTGATCTCCATTTTCATAGGAGTAAACATAATTTTCGCCATATACCTCAGTGTTTGCTGAAATATCTACAGTTACTCCTGTACAGTTTAAAAACTGATTGTTGGTCTTATCTGTATAAGATACCTCCAGACCATTGATAATGACCTTTCCTGAGGGTTCAAACCCTATTGTAGAACTAACAAATATAGTTGTTGCCCCTGTAGCAACAGGTTCTACTACATATGTTTTTGGAGTGGAAACAAACTCTCCACTGATAGCACCTTTTGGATTTAGATTATTTGAGTATCCAGAGAAGATATTGATTTTATAAAACTTCTTGTCTTTATAATAAAATCTACTTATATTGTAAATAGAACCATTTGCTGCTAAAATCTTACCATTAAAACTTGCATCTTGATATAAAGATTGACCTGTTATTTTTGTAGGATCTCCACTTACTGGTTCGCATACAAATGTCTCACAAACTACCCATTTGTCATCTGAAGGTTTGAATGTATAATCAAATGGATTTATTACATCTACTTTTTCGTTAAAAAGAATTTTGAATAAGATTTTGTATGCACTATCAGTTCCTTTTGATTCATAGAATGATCTTAAATTTGAAATAAAGTTAGGAACATTAATTTCTGGAGCAAACTCTACTTCTTCAAATCCTGGGGCAAACTGATATTTTATCTTATGGAAGAACTCAAGTAAGAATAAGATGCTGAGGTTATTAACCACATCTTCTTCAAGATGTTCTGCTACTTCTGTTTGAGTAAACTTTAAAAATTCTTTATTAGAATCTTGATGCAAAGAATCTATTCCACTAAATCCTCTAATGCATCCAATAAAAGAAGTATTAGTTTTTTGTGTGTAAGTAATTATCTCATTATTAATCTTTAAAAGTCCATATGAGTCTGGCCATCCATCTGTGGAGTCAACATAGATCACATCATCAAAATAACCTACATCCTGAGTTAAGTTAGTTTGAGATTGTAAATTGGCATTATCAAAACTTTCAATATTTTTATAATCCAGAAGATTTTCTACTAGATCAATAGGACCAGATTGAAATTCCTGAGAAATATAAAATTGTTTTAAAAACTCTACTAAGTTTGGATTTTCTGATACTAAAAATTCAGGTATGTGATTCTCAATGACATCACTAATTTTTACTACTTTATTTTCTTTATTCATTTTAGACTCTTATCTTTGTATCAGAAAAATAACTTGATTCTACAATAAATCTACTGCCTGAGGAATTTTCACCAGATGAGATTAAATCTTTTACCATTGATATATTACTTGATCCAACATCCAGTTTAAGATAAACTGATTTTTTAGCAATTACATCATTTGATGATGGGATTGCATCAATCTGTATAATATTGTTTGGTACTACAGTAGAAGAAACATTTATATTATCTATATTAATTTTACCAGACTCATAATCAATTCTGCCTATATTATTAGAAACAATTTGTATTTGGTTATTTCTATATCTGAATAAGAATAATCTTCCAGTTTTTAAATCTGAATTTGGGGTATCACCAATATAAAGAGTTCTATTGGAATTATTAATAGTAAATCCACTAGATCTTATGTTGTGTGACTTATTAACCACATTGAATGCATTTTCAAAACAAACTTCATAGTTTGTAGGTTCATTCAACAGAACACCAACATTTCTTCTAATTCTTACTTTAGTGATGTTTGATGTAATAGCAGAACTTGTGTTGTCTATTGTGCTAGAACATTTGCTATACTTAAATCTTCCACCAAACTTATTGAGGTCAGTGGAGGTAGAAAACTTATCTAATGAAGATAATACTAAACTTCTTAGGTCACTTGGAGAATTAATCAGGTTATTATTATAATAAACAGAAGATTCTAGTTCAATATAAACTACATTAACATCTACAAATTCTACTTGAATACCAGAAACTGAATACTTCTTGAGGGATTCTACTAAAGTTTCTTTTGTATACTCAGAAAGGAACTCAGCATTCTTTGGTTTTGCTGCAAGAAATACCTTTCCATATTGTGGGGGTGACAACTCTTCGCCACCATATGCAGTGACTGACTCAATATTGGGATAAATTGAAGCTAAGATTGCTTCATAATCATTTGCTGTTACTGCTCTATATTGAGAAGCATACAGTCTAGGGGCATAATATCTTACTGATTCAATGGATTGGATGTTATCGCCATTAGATGCTGCTTGCTCTGTAATTACATTGGAAACATACTGTGATAAGTTATCGTCATTTGAACTTAAAATAGTTCCAGAGAATGTAAATGAAGATGCTCCATTACCTTCTTTACCATTAGTGGTAATATAGGTTGCTGTAATCTCATTGTTATTTTCTAATTTTTTGCCAAAAATGCCATCACCAAAGAATATTTCATACTTCTCATCAGCAATTTCCTGAATTAAGAAGATTTGAGACTCTCCATCAATGTCAATAATGTTATCTACAAGAGTATATTCTTCTGTTGTAGTGTCTGCTGGTGTATTTTTAACCTTAACTCTGATGGTTGAGGTGTCAATATATGGGTTTGGTAAGATATATTTTTGATTTGGTTGTGATGTATTAATAGTAAACTTCTTAGTTAATAAAGTTCCCTCATAAACATCAATGTTGGAGAAGGTTGCTGTGCCATTAACCACTCCAACAGTGATATCTTCGGGAACAGAGAAGATATAATTGGTATTATTAAGATTACCTGTGCATACAATTCCTGCCTTCAGAATAGCATCCTGAACAGTATCAGGTATACCTGAAAGTGTGAATGATATTGATGCCCTTGCTGCCCTTCTTGAGAGGGGTACATAACCAATGTTTCTTGCTAATGATACAACATTTTCCCTTAAGGTTGCCCCATCCAGGAATGCCTCATTGGCAACCATATTGGTATTATAAGAAACCAAATAGGCATTATAAGCTAAGATATCAATTAAGATAGAAAGGTTTGAACCTTCAAAGTCAAAATCAGTAAAAGTTGAATTTGCTCTCAGGTAATCTTTAATAGATGTCTTAATCTGGTCAAAATCCAGATTTGTAAACTGTGTAAATGCCATTAGTACCTTGTTGGTTGTAATATAAAGGAAATTGCTTGTGTTGGAACTGGCAGACCTACTATGTCATAGACTATGCTGATATTCAATTCATTATCATCTAACAATAATTCCACATTAACTGACCTGAGATTCACTCTAGGCTCAAAGTTATTGATTAATATTGTGATTTCTTCTTGAATTGGGTCAACTAAATCAGAATTTGCTAATTCAAACAGATATCCTTCAACATTAGACCCTAATAAAGAGTTAAAAAACCTTTCGCCAATCTTAGTTCTGACTAAATTGACTACTGATCTTTTAATAGCATCTTCATTTTTAAGCACAGCAATGTCATTTGTCACAGGATGTCTTAAAAATGACAAACTGACATCTTTAAATGACTTTGATACATTCTGTACGGGCACTTTACACCAGTAAATAGGTTACTTTTATTTATTGTGGTTTACCATATGTTGGTTCTGTTCCATATTCCCAATCATCATAGTCTTCGTCGTTACGAATTCTCTGATGAAGTTCTGTTTGTTCCTTCAAATAATGCTTTTTACCAATATCATCATGCATAATTTCTTGAATTGTTCTCTTTTCGAGTTTTGCATTGTAATCAGTAATTAAATTTGTGGTGCCCCACATCTGATACATGTAATTTTGGTCTCTATCTACAGGTAAATTTGACATTTTGCTCCTAATTCATGTGAATTAGAACTTTTTAAGGGGTTGCTATCCCTTGTTTCTAATTATATCATAGTCATCTTCAAGAATTTCCTTGAGATACTCATCATCCCAAAGGTCGTAGTATGAAGTTTTTGCTAAATGTTCTCTAAATTTGCTTAGTTTTTCTGTTGGTTGAGATAAAATCAGGTTATATTTGCCATTATTGGTCTGAATTCCATTGATGAATGTATCATATGTACCACAATCTTCAAAAAATTTCCATCCTTTGTGTTTAGAATTGTAATAATTGACCCAAGATTGAACTGCATCTAGGTCAAAGTGGTCTTCTATGATATAAATTAACACATCATACCCATCTATTAAGGTAATATCTTCTGCATTGCACTCTATGACCTTATATTTTGATTGTGATGCAAATGGACAAACTGCAAATCCATTCAATTCTGGATGTACTTTAGATACATCCTTAATCCAATTAAAAATATGTGATTCTTTTTCTGTCATAAAAAAAGAGTGCTTAACTTATTTAAGCACTCTATGAATTATCTTCCTTGACCTCTGTATCTTTTAGTCTTTCCATTTCTGGAACTGGCACTCAGTTTAGTAAATTGAGAGCGACCCTGACGAGTTTTCTTTGGTTTACCCTCAATTTTCTGACCACCAGTAAGAGAAGGACGCTTTGCCATAATTTTTAATCCTCAATACTTATCGATTCTACCATAATGTCCTCTGGTTTGGGAACCCCTGTCTCATAATATTGTTGAGACAGGTCATCCATTGTATCCATTAGATCTTCTTCGGAAAGATCTTTATAAATCACTCTACCATTACAGAGAATATTATATAACTCTTGTTTTTTCATGTCCTACTCTGATCTTTGGATGACACCAAATTTCAAAATCACATTTACGAGTTGCATCAAGACAGAATGATACATCCTCACCACACATATCCTGAACTTCACCAGAATCAAACACCTGCATCTGAGGTGCAAACCATGGATACTTCATTTCTGGATGTTCAAACACACCCTTCTTGATCAGTACCCAACCAAAACCAGTATAATCAACAGTGAATGGTTTCTTTCTATTAGAGATAGTATCTACCATCTCATGATTCATAACCCCACCATTGTTTTTAAAGTCTGCTTCATCTAACCAATGAGCAACTGATGTAGTTCTTCCATCCTCTGTAGCATACCATCCACAAGCAATGTCCTTATCCATCTGTACAAGACCCCAGAAGGCATCGCCACTGAACACAATGTCGCTATCAATCCAGAGTTGATAATCATACTCTAAACGACCTTGCCAAGGCAGTTGATCTGGTCCTGCCAATACATTTGCCCCAAGAACTTTACATCTTGCAAAGTTCACCATGGAAGAATAATCTTGAGAAATCTGAATCTTTGCGCCTGCCTGAACTAAATCAAAACACAACTGAACAAAGTTCTTCAGGAAAATATATGATACACCTCTTCCTGGAAGACAGAAAACTATACTCTTACCCCTAATTCGTTCCTTACACTCCTCAAGATTATAAAGTGGTTCTTCTTCGTCCTGAGAAGGATTTTTTGCTTTTACAGTAAATCCTTTTGCCATAAAATTTTCAAAGATTGATGTACGTAGGTATCACACCAATGATACTACCTTATTTATCTGCTGTCAACTGGTCTTCTTATCTTTATGCTTTAAATATTTTTCTACTGCTTTAGCTCCACTACGACTGACAACTAGTTTATTAATTTCTTTCTTCTTTGGTTTCCCTGCTGGTCCCTCATACTTCTGTAAGGTATAAGATGAACCACCCTCACTATCCCTCACAAAAGATCCAGGAACAGCATGTGGAGGTTCATAAGACTTCTTACCTTCGCAAATGTCGTAAAATTCCCTGAATGTAATCATCATTAACTCCTTTAAAAAATATTTATCAAATGCAAGAGATAACCCCCATAATGTAAGAGACTTACCGCCACTATTCTAAAAGGTCACTAATCTCTTCAAGTTCCTCTAAAGTCATTGGATAAGTCTTCACCTTACCAGTCTCAATATCATCTGCCAGTTGTATCAGATATTCCAGAAACTCCTTGGGAAGTGTTTCATCTTCATTGAGTGTTGCCCAGAACCATTCATAACACTCTGTGTAAGGGTCATCCTCCTTCAATAGGGCATATCCCTCATAATTGCCTGTAAGAAGGTCTCCCCAGATCTTATAGGCACCTCTGATAGATTGCCACCCAGTCATCCAACAATGCCCTATCCAATACTCAAACCAATTCATCCTTTTTCTACCTCACAAACAATCACAAATTCTTCTACCTGAAAATTAGTTGATAATCCTGCACTAATCATCTGGGAGATACCCGTGAGACATTTTCTACACTCAGACATAGTACCCTCACAAAATACCCTGTCCCTTGCAATCAACTTATAGACCATTTTTTTCTGGGAAAATTTTTTTCCTATAATAGGATCCAATTATATTTAAGGTCTCCCACAGGCAAACTCTAATATACTCAAATTCCTCAAAAAGGTCCAGGGCATTTTTTACCAGGGAAAAATTTTTTTTATAAACTTGATATCGTTCATGCATTTTGTCACCTCTGTAGGTTAGGGATGTTTGTGATTTTCGCATTACCCAACCCAACAACACAATAACCCCCACAATACCTGCCAATTCACTATATCACAGGACTGCACATCTGTCAAGTGTCATATACACTGATTCTCACACATATCACACTGTCTTATACACAGTTTTCCACAGGTTTCTTATACTTTTTCCACAAGTTTTCCACAGTTTTCTTATAGTTTTCCACAGGCAAATTCACTGGGTTTTGGTATAAACATAGATGGGCACTGTGTTTTCACTGTTTTATACTTAAGACCTGTGGAAAACTATTCACTGTGCCACTAATTGTACTGGGAGGGGGTGCTTGACAGGGGGGAGAGTTTGTGATACAATGGGGGCCAAGATCACAACAAGATGCACCATTTATTCACACATTCTCTAGACTGATTATACACAGTGATTAATAGGTAGATTACACAGTTGATTCACACTTTTTCCACAGAATTAACACAACCTGTGGAAAACTCAACTACATTTATTTACACATTTATTTGATTTTCAACATATTCCACGGAATACCCATTTGACCACTGATTGACATCAAACTTATCTTCTACCATGTATAGCAACTCACTCACATAAGACCATTCTAACCATGCTGTACTTTTCTGTTCTTCAGTTACACATTGATCAATCAGTTGTTTACAATGATCTTTATAAAGTTCAATGGAATTGATGATCCTTTGTGCATCCTCTTGACATAACTCAATCTGGAAAACTTTGTTAGTCTTGATTATCATTTGTTTTTGATCTTGTTAATAGCAGTGGTGATAGATGTAGTCAGGAGAATACAAACATCATTCTGGAAGATAGCATACACAGGTTGTTTGGATTGAATGTCGAAAGTGTACTTAATGGTCATTTTGTTTGTTGTTAGTTGTTGATGGATTAAGTGTGATTATGCCTCATCAGGACATAGCAGGGACTTAACCTCTATCTTATTGATGGATTAAGTGTGATTATGCCTCATCAGGACATAGCAGGGACTTAACCTCTATCTTATTGATAAATGGGAATCAGTTTTCTTCTTTGTGCATATCAATCATCATTTCATTGATCTCATCATGATTGATCAATTTGCTGTCCCAGGAAACATCATCAGCAGTGGTGAGTTTATCAATGTTTACCATGTTCCTGATGAACTTTTGGTAAGGAGTTTCATTGTCAGAAACATACTCTACACATGCAACAGCAGTGTTATACAGAAAAGGTTGATTCTGGATCCACAGGGATACATTCCAGGTTTCATAATTTGCCCAACCATTATAGGTTTGATTGATGGTTTGTGTGGTTTGATTGATGGTTTGCATGGTTTGAAGTTGTTTCTCAACCTTTGATACATGTATCATACCACAGATTGAGGGGTTTCGGTAAATGTTAGTGCCACTTTGATTAGTGGCACATGATGTCATTTAGTGATCAGAAATCAAAATCATCAGCATAATCATTGTCCATGATGTAGGCATCAGTAGGATACTCTGCGGAAACTTCATCTTCTACATCAACCACAGGAACTTGATCCTCTTGAGTGTCAATAACTGCATCAAGAATTTCAAGAAGTTGATTGCCATCTTGTGCTTTGGCGAGCATAGACAGAGCAACAACTTTAGGCATCGAAAGAGTAGCAGTCATTTGTTTTGAAAGAGTGAAACAGTGGTGCAACTTGAGGGTTGCAGAGAATCCACCAAGGTGGAAGGATTCAGTGCAACTATCAGAAGTTTTTGTGGAAGATGTATCCATCAACAAAGGAGAAATCATACCTCAGATTTACATTCCAGGTAGCACTCCAATCAATCACAACTGGCATATCTTGCAGACTGTTAGGATAGCAGTCATTTACAAATTGCTCTGCAAATTGTTCCTCACTGTCATACTGTCCATAATAGGCATCAGTGAAATGTGCAATGCACTCAATACCAAACTCATCTACAAATGCATCAACTACCTCATAAGAATAGTCCTCACCATTCTCTACATATTCCTCATAATAAGCAAGGAAGTTTTCTTCCCCATGCTCACTGATGAAGACCAACATATCCTCATCATAATAGTTTTGCTCTTTCAGTTCATCAATTTTTGCCTGAACTTCAGAGGAGAAAGTAACAACAGCAGTCATTTGATTAGTGGTTTGATTTTCCATACATGTATGGTAGCACAGGATCAGGGGTTTTGCAAGGGGTCTTGTGACACTTCCTTGACTGGCACAAGGCACTTCAGGTGGTTAACGCTTTCTAGCACTTCTTTCAGGGCAGAGCGTGCATAACCTGCAGCATAGGGATAACCTTTCTCAGGATCATCTACTGCACTCTCAGACACATAAATTGCTGTATTTGTGGTCTTGATAATCCTATCAAGAATCTCATCAATCGTCATTTGGTTTACTGTATCAATCATCAACATGCACCTGCCATAGGATTACCAAGTTGTGGAAGGTTAGTGTTATCTTTCAGGAACACATAACCATAACCAGCATACTCACGCAGTTGAACTTTCTTCTCAACTTTGTTGATGAACTTCTTAGAAATTGTCTCAATTCCTTTCCACTCAAGCACCTTAAGTGTCCAGGTCTCAGATATATCTCCAAAGGGTGTTTTGACAGGATAGAACGACACTTTCATAGTGCCATCTTTGGATTGAATTGTGGGGAAGTCAGTTGTCATTTGTTTTTCCATACATGTATGGTAGCACAGATTTCGTGATTTTGCAAGCACTATTGTGCCACTTCTACATCTGGCACATCAGTATCAACCACATCCATAGTTTTGAGGATAATGGTATCAAGTTTGTCTAGAACAGTTAGGATAACTTGCCTGACCTTATCTGTTCCATTGTTCTCATTGAAACTCCGCACTGCAAATGTAACAACTCCCACAATGATTGCGGAAATAGTTGCAACATTCAGAACCAGAGTTTTGTAGAAGTTTTGGTAGTATTCTTGCATGAGTTTATGTCAATTAGTGTGTTGTTCATTGTTATCAACATCATCATGATGGTTCTTGATAACATGAAGTGATGAATAATGGGATCATTTATCACCATAACTTGCCCAGAAATCATCATTATGGGATGGACGAATGCAGTCTACACCATGATCACGAATAACTGCAGCATTGTATGGAGAATCATCAACCCAGAATTGAATATCCCAGAACCTACAAATGTCCATCAGTTGTTGACCCTTACACTGTGAACCAGTTGCATCATCATCTGCATTTTTCATGTAGAGAGCATCAAACTCTGGCAAATGTTGCTGCAACCAGTATGCTGTGCCCTCTGCATAAGTATCAGGACGTGCAGTTGCAATGACTAGATCAAATCCCTGAGATTTGCAATACTTGGCAACATCAACAACAGCATCAATAGCAGGGAATTGATCACACTCATCAAACCCAGACTGTGAACCATGATGACACAGAGTTGCATCTAGATCGAATACAACGCACTTAGGGTTGGAAACGTTGTAGATGACTTTAGAAAAGGATTTTGTTTTTTGCATGAGTGTATTATAGGGCATTTTCAAGGATTTGTCAAGTGATTTGTGCCACTAGTACATGTGGCACATGCTATCACTAATTGGACTCAATTTGTGATAGTTGTGTGTTGAGTTGCTGTGCATGAGTTTGTACAATGTTAAGACCAACATTTAGAATGTTAGCAATACCATTGAACCCAACAGTTGCAACAATCAAACCAGCAAAAAAGAGTTTCATACTCAATCAATACAGAACAGAGAAAGAACCACAGAACTTACGAACCCACATTAGGGTATCATAATGACTGCGAGGTTTAGACATTACCATGCTCTTGTTAGTAACAGGATTGAGAGCAATGGCAACATATTTGTGGTCACATTCTTGCCATTCAGGTGTAACTTGCTGAATGAACATTTGATTTACTTTGCCTTCCTTCCAGTTGTTGACATAGTGGAAGACTTCAGAGGTGTTTTGATTTTTCATACATGTATGATACCACGGATTTGGGCATTTGCGAAAATATACCGACCACTTCTACAACTGGCACATGGTATCATTGAAATGCCACATATTTGTGTTAAAAGCTAGTGACAAGACTTGAACTTGCGACCTGAGCTTTACAAAAGCCCTGCTCTATCCAACTGAGCTACACTAGCAAAAAATCTATTTAGTTATCATTTGCAAACCTAATGAGCAACCAAATAACTAATGCAATACCACCAAAGATAAGAATATATTTCCAGGCAGCAATAGCAAATACAATGACTGCAAGCACAAGCATACCTGCACCATCAAATCCTCCACCTGAGGAATAATCATCGTCATCACTTACTTCATGCAAATTGATGATTTGTTCTGCACCATAAACTCTCTCTAGTTGTGATTTTGCACCATTCCAAGTGTTTGCTTGGACTTCTAGATCTTGATAACCAACCTCAGAACCTAACCAGCATTGTGCACGCCAAGTTGCCATGATCAGTTACCTTTGTTGTTATAGTCTACAATATATTGCTTGAGAGTGTCAACATAATCATCAGGATTCTTGATAAACACTTGAGTTTCACCAGAGTGACAAGAAACAAGAGTTACAATTTGAGTAACTTTCTTACCAGTCATTTCTTCATACATTTTAGCATAACCTGTCTCCTGTACAAAATACCCAAGGATTTGAGATTCATACTTTGGTTTAGAAGAACTCTTGAAGTCAATAATAGACAACTGACCATCAAACTCAGCAATACAGTCTACACGACCTGCAATGCCAAGTTGTTCAGAATACAGTGCACATTCTTGATAGTGAACATTGTTAATCCTATCAAGAAGATGTTGAAATTGATTGAACAATTTCAGAGCAACTTCATAATTCTCATTGCCTTCATATTCTGAAAAGTCAATAGAATTATCCACATATTGCTCAACAATACTGTGGAACTTAGTGCCATTAGTTGATGCAAACTGACTGATCTTGTTTGCTACATCAGCACCAACACGTTCCCTCCATTCAGCAATAGATTTGCGATTCTGATAGGAAGTAACACTAGTGATAGAAGGCAACAGTTTACCATTCACCACATACTTACGAGAACCATCTACAGTTTGAGTAGGAATGTCTGCAAGTTTAGGCAGATTGAGGTGATGAAAGGGTTGAGAAATGGTAAGCATGTTGTTGTTAATGTTGTTAATGATCAAAGGAACTCAGCAATATAATAGTCAACAGTAATTTCTAATTCTGCTGCTTTAGATTCAAGTTCCATGGCATATTCATCTGCCATTTGTGCATCTGCATGATCACAAAAGAGATCAAGAGTGGAGTCAGTCATAAATTTATCTTTCATACATGTATGATACCATAGATTCACAAGAAAGTCAAGCATAAGTGGTCAGTTCTACAAGTGTCACATGGTATAGGTGTGGGGATCAATTCTCTGCAAATCTTGTTTCATTTGGTGGTCAGCATTTAGACTCACAAGAGCACCAATAGCAAGGCACAGAATACAAAAAACTGATGCTTTCATTCTTCTTCATAAGGGAACATTTCATCATACTCTTCATCAGTCAAAGTAAGATACTGAACATTAGCATTTTTATGCTCTTCAGCATACATTAACTGATAATGTGCGAAGTTTGAGGAACTGGTGCTAGCATATTCTAGCAGACCATCAACAAAACAAAGGTAGTTCATTTGTAAAGATATCCACCTGCCCAATCTGCACGTTTGTACATTTGAACACAAGATTGTTCATCAAGAAGATTATACCTTATGCCCTTTGCAGGTGATTGCCAAGATGCAGATTTGTACACATCACCAGTATTCAAATCAACAAAGGCATGTGCACTGCGTTGCTTACTAGGACCAGCAAGATGAACAATCTTAGCATACTTTTTGCCTTTGATGTAAGTATATTCATCCACACCTTCACCCTCACAGAGTTTATCAATCTGTTGCTGGTGATAGTCTACATTCTCACCTTTATCAATATATTCTCTGTGGCGAGCAATAGCAGTAGATTGAAAGTTAGTGCGAAGAACATCACAGAACTGCTCAATCTTGTCAATAATGTTTTCGGTTGTCAAATTTGTGTTTTGATTTTTCATACATGTATGATAGCACAAGAATCAGCAAAAGTCAAGGGGTTGTGGACACTTGCTCAACTGTCACATTCTCAGGTGCTCTCTACAATATACAAATCTATTCCATTCTTCATCTGTAAAATTATCACTTGCATAAGGTATGCCTACAACATAAGCACAAAACTTATTGATCTCTTCTGATTGTTGAGAGGAAGAAATCATAACAGATGCAAGAAGTTCAAGCATTAGTATCTTTGAGGAATGTTACAGTGTGATGGTGGGTCATAATCAGACCCATCATCAAAGGATGATTTAGTGTCTGATATTTCAATTGCTTTCCATAACATATAATTCAAATCTCTAATGATTTGAGATAAATTATCATCTGTTTTTCCAAGTAAAGCATCATCAATTCTTTCAAATGCTGCTTGTGTTTGTATTGTGTGATTATACGTCATTTGATATTATATTTTTCTTTTAGTGCTTGTAATACTTGTTTGCGTGCTTTTAGTTTTCCTTTGCAAGTTCCTTTTGTATTCTTTTGTTTTCCTGAGTTGTGTATCCAATTTGGAGTAGTCATTGTTTTACAGTTAGAACAGGCACAGAGGGACTCGAACCCCCAATCAACTGCTTAGAAGGCAGTGGCATTATCCATTATGCTATGTGCCCAAGAAGGGGGCAACAATGCCCCTATTTATGATCAGAACTCAATAAACTCTGAAGTAGGTTGAGCACCTACATTTTCAGTGTCAGTATTATCACTATCAGCACCAGTGATAGCATCAAGAATCTGAAGAATCTCATTGCCAGTTTGACCACGACGCAGAGCAGAAACCATCAGATCAGCAGACATAATAAAGAAAGTGGTAAGTTAACAAAGTTGTGTAACTTTTAGGGCAAACACATTCCCATCAATCAATCAGTGAGACCTATTTGTACATCTTCATCTTCATCAGGGAGATTATAGATGAGTTGATAATAGTCATCATAATCAACACCAAGATAGGTTATGTGCCACTTGTACAGGTGTCACTTGCTGTGCTTTAAGAACCACAAATGGGTCTCCAATGAGTAGGATTGCACAGAGAAAGATGCCTTTCCAAACTTTATCAGACATCATACAATTTGTTGAAAGAAATTTGTTCCCTGAACCACACATTATCTACTTCAGTGTTAAAAGAAAGTCCAAGGAGAAAACTATAATGTTCCACCCACATATTACAACTTGATTCAAACCAATCTAGATCAGGTTTGCAAACAGAATAATCTTGAAAGTTCATTTTGATTTTTGTCATGTTGACAGTATAGCATGAAAACTGGCACTGTGCTCATTTATAGTGCCAGTTCTACAAGTGTCACACAGTATCAACTTCTACCAACAAATCAGGATCATAATTTTGAATTTCTTCAATTAATTCAGCATCACTATAATTGCCAAGATTTTCTGTAATAGTATCATGTGCAAATTCAATCAAACTATTTAAATCCATACTCAACCTCAGCAAGTTTCTTTTGTTGACGTAGATCTTTGATGATAAGTTGCAGTTCAATCACATCTTGTCTGCAATCTTCAAGATCTTCACACATAATTTCATATTGATATTCAGACTTACACTTTCTAATTTGTTTGGTCAATTTTTCATACTTCTTCTTTGCTTCTTTGAGATCTTTTTCGTATTCTTGAATTGATTTGTAGTTCATTTGATAAAAGGACTATTGAAATAACGACGAAAGACAGAGACAAGAATAATAAAAGTGCTAGTAACACCAACCAAACCAAGGAAGGTAACAGCATCACCTGTAAAATCTAGAGTGTTAGGCATTTGTTTTTTGATTACTCTGTAAGAATACCAGATTTAAGGGGAAAAGTCAAGGTGTAGTGGACAGTTCTCAAAGTGTCATGGAGTAGGATCAAAATATACAATTTGCTCTAGTATTGGGAGGATTTCATATTCAATATCCTCTAGATGTTGTCCCATGATAGTCATATCCATTTCATGCAGACTATTTTCACGTTCTACAACTTGCTTGAGTATTTTATATGCTTGTTCAATTTCAGGATAAGAATAAACCCTAGACATCACCACTCACCTCGTTGAACAAGGATCTTACGAATTTCAGTATAAGCAAACTTCTTGAGTTTGGAATCATCAGTGTTATCAAACACTTGATACATTTTCTTCAGGTACTCATCTTGAGTAGTGACTTTGATAACCTTTGCTTTAGTCATACCAAGAGATTGAATAGGTGAACCTGCTTTTGTTTTAGGACGTCCAAAGTTGCCAGTTACATTACCCTGAGTGCGAAGTTTGGGTTTAATCTTAGACAGATTGGAGTAAGTAGTCATGTTTGATTGATTCATACAAGTATGATAGCACATAAAGTGCCTCTGTGCTCTTTTATTGTGCCACTTCTACAACTGTCCTCTGTATGTGCTCTACTGTGCTCTGTAGTTTGTTATACAGGGCATTCAAAGACAATTTACTATCAGTTTCCATAATCTTCTGCTCATTTCTTGATAGCAACTGCAATGCACCTTTGAGTACTTCTAGTTCATTAAGATTCAATTTAACAAAATCTTCAGTCATTTAGAAGAACCTCCAGTAGGTTTGAAGATAAGATTAGCAAGTACAATCATAGCAAGGTTCTGCCAGAAGGTCAAAGATACATTAAACCAAGAAAGAATAACCCCAAGCAACCATGCTTCAAAGAGAATTCCAGCAGTGGCAATAACAATAACAACAAAAACAGCAGCAATAGCAGTAGAGTCTTTCATTTTACAATCTTCCAATTAGAGTCATTAAGTTTATCAACCCAAAAGAAGTATTTTTTATTGATGGATGCTAGAAACATTTTATCATCAGTTTCTTGCTCTACATTGCATCCATGCAGTTTATCCATCATATTTGCAAACCTGTTCTTTGCTTTACTAGAAATAGGTTCAACATTAACCATTTTACGTTTCACTTTAGTTTGCATCAATTAACTCCACAATAGGACCACCAAGGTTGATCTTCACCTACAGTATCATCAAATGTATAGATGAACTCACAACCAGAGTTCTTAGCATACTTATACATTTGCTGATAAGTTTTGAAGTGTTTAGGATCTACATCCTCATCACCCCTTTCATAATAATAAAGAGGTTGTTCTTCACGAGTGTTAGTATAAGTATCCTCCTTGAAAGTAGATTCCCAAGTAGTATTTGTCTTCAAAGATGACATATCACCACCATCAATCAGAAAATAATAATACCTACCAGAATATTCAGGAAGATATTGTACTACATCACATCCTTCGTAAGTATCAATCACTTGAAACTTTTCATTTGATGCACTGTGCATAATACCAGAAGCAAAGATAATACCAAGAACTACTACACTAGTACCAATAGCAATTCCAAACCCAATTAGAAACTCTTTGAGTGCTACTTTATCTTCATTAGTCATTTTCATCATCCCAAGGTGCTTTACTACTTAATACTCTAGCAATCTTTTCATTATACTCTGGTGGTTTGTTGATTGCTTCTATTAGTTTATCATATGCCTCTTCGGACACATAAACAACTGGTGGTTTCTGGTCCAACCTCAACTTTCGTTCTGGTGAAATAGTAAGGTTATAAGGGTCATCATAAGGGTAGATGTATTCCATATACCATCCAAGATTTAATCCTTCCCAGAACTCATCATAACCCCAAGTATCACCATCATTATAACAATCCAGACAATTCCAGAAGTTATGGAACCCATCAAGGAAGAGTTCAAGTTTTGTTGGGTTTTCAAACCTCATAAGTGCCTCATAATGTTTTGGATGTAACATCATACTATCAAGATGTTTGTTTTCCAAACCTTCTAAAGTTTGTTTGAAAGTTTCAACATCCATCAGCAAGTTTCATCACTCCAATAATACCTCAGTTTATCACCATCCGCAGAAATATTCAAGTGATAGATTTTACCATCCTTACCATAAACACCAACCCAGAGTGTGCGTTCATTCATACTTTCCAGATGAAACATCTCAACATCTTTCAGTACAATCTCATCAGGATTTTCGGTAAATCTGCTCATTTTTAATGCTCCAATCTTTTCTAATATAAGAATAGTTTAGATAATCCCAAAAGATATTTTGATAGTCTACTAAGTCCCATTCTTTATCACTACCATCATATTTTATGAGGTCTTTCCATAGTTGGAAACATATCTTGAAGAGTTTCACTTCAAAACCTCATCAACATCAACAGCATCATAATCATCAATACCAAGTTTGAACCTCACAAAATCAGTAAAGTCAGTTGCATCCTGTTCATAAACACAGTGTCCATTACCTTCACTTTCTGTGTAATTGGTGAAGTAATCATCAAACACTACCATAATCGCAAGAGCACGGGATTGATCGTGTTTTGTGATAGCAGTATGAGGATGTGCAACAATCTTTGTGATGCAATCAAACAACTCCTCACGAGTGTATGAGAATGCTTTTGCTTCTGGATTGAGTTTATAAGTCATTTTCAAACTCCCTGATATGCTTCAAGAATAGCACGAGCAACAGCAATCGCAACATCTTTGTGACCAATACTCATATCTTCACGAGCACCACCAGAACAAGAGGTAATGAAGACACCAGAGTTATCCACAGTGAGTTCTACACGATAGGTTTGATTTTCTGCTTCATCGTGAAGTGTGAAGACATCAATCTTACTACGAAGAACATCGGTTCCAGAGAGATTAGTATAGAAAGGCATTTTGGTTTTGTGTGTATGAATGTATTATAGGGCATCACAGGGGTCTTGTGCGTGTCCCTGTGTCAGTTCTTCAAGTGTCCTTCACATCCTCAAAGAAAATAGTATGATATTCACCTTCCACTTCTTCAAAGGTGAAGTTCTCGTGCCACGCATAAGGTAACATCTCTTTGACTGTGAAGATTTGGTTTGGTTCAAACTTATCTTTATATGGTCCAAAACCAGTATATCTAACTTTGTAAGTCATTTCAATCTTTCTAATACATTACGAATATGAGACACTGAAAGATAAAACTCTCTAGTGTCTTGCCCTCCCATTACGATTGCGTTGAGTTCTTCAAGTGCTTCGTTGATGAGTTCTCTCCGTTCAGCAATATCTAACATTTCTTCGTGGGTTGGGTCAGTCATTTTTTGCATCAAGTGTTTGCTTTACAATTCTGGCGGACTTTTGTGCTTTCTCTTTCCACTCCTCAAGGTCATCAATAGAAGTTTCCATATCATCATTACTGTTGGTCGTAAATACATCCTCCCACCAGTTCCAGATAACATCAGTCAAGGTTTCTCGTTTGATAGATGATACCACACCTTGTTTGACTGCTTCACGGAATGCTTCTTTCAATCCATCAGCAACTTGTTCTGGTGTTTGTGGAGTTGGTTGATACTCCTTTGGTTTCTGGAACTCCTCAACTGCATCTACAATCTCATAACAATCATCCACAGAATAACCAAGATTGCGGATTACATCAAAGAGTGTTTTAGGTTGCTTCTCAATCTCCTCAAGCAGAGCAAGTTTCTTCTCAAGAACTTTGAGTTGTGCTTTTACTTCTTCAATTTCAGTCATTTTCCATCACTCCAAGGATACTCATATTCTACACCAATTTGTTCTAAAAGTGTGCGAGCAAAGGTAATCTCACCATATTCAGACCCAACCTCAAAGGCAACATCACCACTAGTATAATCATTTGGATTGAAATCATCACCATACTTATTGTAGCAGTGTGGTGTCTCTGCGTATTGTTTGAGAACTTTGAGAAGATGGGTGAGTTTTTCGGTGTCAGTCATAATCAAAACTCCAAGTATTCATTTCGGTGCTTACTTTAGCACTTTCATAACCATCCTCACAACCTCTATCATAACCCTTATTGTATCCATTTTCGTGAATTGCGAGGGCAAACTTCAAAATCTCTTCCTCAAAACAAAACCAAGTCCCATCGTCTTCATCAACACTAAAGAGAATGTAATCACTTTCAGCATCATTAGGTTCTCCTAACCACACTTCAACAAAGTGCTCTTTACTAACAATATGAAATGGATTTTCTTTTAGTTTGGATTTGGTTTTAGTCATTTTACACCTAATAAATCCCTTTCTTCATCAGTCAAACGAGCAATCAGTTCTTGTCGTTTTTGTTCTTTGATTTCTTTTTGTTTTTCTCTCTCAACCATCTCATCTAAAATGTTATTCATCGTATAAAAATCAAAATCTGATTTGTCCCAAGTAGATTCATTTTCGTTGTTGATGAAAACAGTTTGTTTGCCGTAATCATTAGTATCATACCAATCACAATACAGAGTGATGTAATAACCTTCATCTACTTGACGGAAGGTTGCTCCAACACCAGAAACTGTTTGTGCTTTGGTGAGAAAGTCCAGTAGTTCGGTTGCGTAAATCATCGGTTGGTTGCTTATGAGGTTATTATAGAGCATCAGGACACCAAGTTCAAGTGCCCTTGTTCCAGTTTGGGAAGTGTCCTTATGATATTCTTTTTCTTTTGGAAGTATCTATTCCCCTTGCCCTTTGGTATTTTGTAAGTGCCCCAGCATTAGTTACATATCCAGTTACATTACATTCCCATCTTTGTGCGTTGGTTTTTTTATTGCCCTTTTTACCTGCTTCACTCAATTCATCAGCAGTCATAGAAAATATTCCAACACCAAGTTCTTTTGTTTTTTTGCTATTTCTACTTCTTTGTTCAAAGGTCATTCCATATAAACCAGTTCCATTTTTTTTATTAGTTTCACTTGATTTTTTACCAATTTCTCTTCGTTGTTCTGTTGTGAGTGCGTGAATACCCAATCCAAGTTCTTTTACCTTTTGTCCACCCATTTTTACTAGTTCTGCTCTTTCTTCTGGTGTTTGTGCGTGAATACCTATGCCTTTTTCATAATTCAGTTTTCCACTAATAGCACCACCCATTTTTCCATATGTTTTTCCTACTTTTCTCCCATTTACCTTTGCTATTTCTTTTGAAATATAAAACTTTGTAGAAGTTTGTTTTGCTCTATTTGCAAAATGAGGATTATTTGCTACATCATAAAAATCGTGCAATATTACTTCTGCTTCAATTGCTTGTTCTCTCGTTTCATAAATTTCAAGAATAATCTTTTGTGTTGGTTTAAATGATTTGTCTTTGAATGAACCAAAATACTTTACATCTTCTTCGGGTAAACATTCGCATCCTCTACTACCAATATATCCTCTACCCCATTCTTCATAAGAATAATAGGTATAGTAATACTCTTTTGAAGTTTCCATTTCTATTCTATTTGGACTGCATTATTATTTATGCATCTTCATAATAGAAAAGGTGCTACGAAGAGCACCTAATCTGTCCGTAGAGATTGCAGTCCAAACAGACACTTTTATTTATATTTACCCAAACCCTTCAAAATATTCTGTAAAAAATCCAAATGCTAAACTAAATCTCTGTTGTTGGATATCTACACTCATAAGAGAACTACCAAAGAAAGAAAACAAGATGTTGATACCACCAGAGGAATGAACGATACAACCAGGATTTGTATAATTCACCCAGAGTAGTGCTCGGTTTTTGATAATACCAAACTGCCAAGTGTGGTCTACTACTTCACCATCATCATAAGTTTGTTTGTCGTATTGGAAGAGTTTAGTCATCATCAGGTCTAATAAGATTAACAAGTTCTTGAATAGTCATATCAGCAAGAGTTCCAAGAGGAATTGATTCTTCTCTTGAACGAACACACCCATAATCAAATCC